GATAAATCGCTAACAAAACCAATAAAAGTAATTATAAATCAATTAGATAATAAATATTTGCAATTTCTTCACGAAGCACATGAATCTGTGGGTCACGGCCGAATCCGCGTGGATGGACATGCTGAAATGGGACGACTGCGACCCGGTGTCCCCGCCGCATGAGCTGAAAACCTACCCGATGTGGGTGGGCGTGGATTTGGCGAACAAGATAGATATCTGTGCCGCCGTCAAGGTCTGGCAGGGCAATAACGGGCATGTGCATGCCGACTTTAAATTCTGGCTGCCGGAAGACCGGATTGAGCGCTGCTCGCGTCAGATGGCCGAACTCTACCGCAAGTGGGGGGAAATGGACGTCTTAACGCTGACGGACGGTGAAGTCGTCGATCACACCCAGATAAAGGAAGAATTGCAGCACTGGGTGGCCGGGGAAAACCTGAAAGAAATCGGCTTTGACCCGTGGAGTGCCACCCAGTTCAGCCGGGCACTGGCCGAAGAAGGGTTACCCCTGATTGAGGTGTCCCAGACAGTCCGCAATTTGTCGGAAGCCATGAAATCGCTGGAAGCGCTGGTCTACAGTGGCCAGTTCCACCATAACAGTCACCCGGTCATGAACTGGATGATGAGCAACGTCACCGCCAAACCCGACAAGAACGACAACATTTTCCCGAACAAATCCACACCGGAAGCCAAGATAGACGGCCCCGTCGCGCTGTTTACCGCCATGAGCCGCCTGCTGGTGAACGGGGGCGAGCAACCAGAAAGCCTGTCTGATGTGCTGATGGCCCGGGGTTTACGCGCCCTCTGAGGTACTTTCATGAAAATATTAATCTTTGTTGCCCTGCTGGTCGGCATGGCGGGCGGCGGCCTGTTGTCTTACGGGGCGTGGCTGCTCCTGCCAGCGGCGGGGTTTATGGTCGCTGGCGTATTGTGTCTGGGCTGGTCTTATCTGGTCTCCCGCATGTTGGGTCACCAACCCGGTAAGGGGGCCTGATGTTCTTTCCCGGACTGTTTCGAAAATCTGCTGAACCGATGACCTCGCGTGAACTCAGTGAACTGATTGGCCTGTCGTATGACACCTACACCGGGCGGCGGGTCAGTCCCCGGATGGCCATGCAATTAACGGCTGTCTTTAGTTGTGTGCGGGTACTGGCGGAATCGGTCGGCATGTTGCCCTGTTCCCTGTATGAACAACTGGAGCGGGGGAGTAAACGGGCGACCCGCGAACGGCTGAACACCCTGCTGTCGGTGAAACCCAACAACTACATGACCCCACAGGAGTTCTGGGAGCTATTAATTGCCTGCCTGTGTCTGCGCGGCAACTTCTACGCCTACAAGGTCAGGGCCCTCGGTGAAGTGGTGGAACTCCTGCCCCTTGAGCCGGGCAGTGTTGTCCCCAAACTGAACAGTGACTGGCTGCCGGAATATCAGGTCACCTTCCCGAACGGGGAGACCGCCACCCTGACCCAAAATGAGATTTGGCATGTGCGTATCTTCACGCTGGACGGCCTGACCGGATTAAGCCCGATTGCCTATGCGCGGCAGGCGATTGGACTGGGACTGGCCACCGAAGAGCACGGCTCCCGGCTGTTCGGCAATGGTGCCGTCACCAGTGGCGTGCTGCAAACGGATCAGTCATTGACCGATGACGCCTTTGACCGCCTGAAAGCGGATTTTGAATCCCGCCATCAGGGACTGGTCAATGCCCATAAACCGATGATTTTGGAGATGGGGCTGCAATGGAAACAGATTAGCTTGTCCGCCGAAGACGCCCAGTTTCTGGAAACCCGTAAGTTTCAGCTCGAAGAGATTTGCCGGATATTTCGCGTCCCCCTGCATATGGTGCAGAACACCGACCGGGCGACCTTTAACAACATTGAAAATCTGGGTATCGGTTTCATTAACTATTCGCTGGTGCCGTATCTCACCCGTATCGAGCAGCGGATTAATGCCGGGCTGGTGAAAGAGACTAAGCAAGGGCAGTTTTATGCCAAGTTCAACACCGGGGCCTTGTTACGCGGGGACATGAAATCCCGCTTTGAGGCGTACACCCGGGGCATTAACTGGGGGATTTACTCCCCGAACGAATGTCGGGAACTGGAAGAACTCAACCCGCGTGAAGGCGGGGATATCTACCTGACCCCGATGAACATGACTACCGATCCCGATTCACCCCCCAAACCCAAGACGGAGACTGAATCCCATGCCGATGATGACGAAACAACGGCTTGATGTTCCCCTGAAAATCAAATCGGTCAGCGACTCCGGCGAGTTCGAAGGCTACGGTTCGGTGTTCGGGGTCAAAGACAGTTATGACGATATTGTGTTGCCCGGTGCCTTTGAAAACTCGCTGAAGCAGTGGAATGAAAAAGGCAGCTTACCCGCCCTGCTCTGGCAACACCGGATGGATGAACCCATCGGTATCTATACCGAGATGAAAGAAGATGAGGTGGGACTGTATCTCCGGGGGCGCCTGCTGATTGACGACGATCCGCTGGCAAAACGGGCACATGCCCACCTGAAAGCCGGGTCACTGTCCGGCCTGTCGATTGGTTACATCCTAAAAGACTGGGAATACGACCGGACGAAAGAGGCCTTTTTACTGAAAGATCTCGATTTATGGGAAGTGAGTCTGGTGACTTTTCCGGCCAATGATGAAGCCCGGGTCAGTGAGGTGAAATCCGCCTTTGCCCGGGGTGACGTTCCCGCCCCAAAAAGTATTGAACGGGTCCTGCGCGACGTTGGACTCTCCCGCTCCCAAGCCAAGGCTTTCATGGCTGAGGGGTACGGCGCGTTGTCTCTGCGTGACGCTGAAACGGACGTGTCCATTTTGAATGCATTAAAAACTATTACTTTTGAATAATCACGGAGTCCATTATGGCAGTTGAATTGAAAGACGTTGAACAGGTCGCGCAGGAAATCAAGGGGCGCTTTGACGAGTTCAAAGAGAAGAATGATAAACGCTTTGAGGCGATGGAGGCCGAAAAAGGCAAGCTGGCGGGGCAGGTTGACACCCTGAACGGCAAGCTGTCCGAACTGGATGACCTGAAAACGGCACTGGAAGAGGAGCTGGCGGGACTGAAACGCCCGGCCGGTGGCGCAAACAATAAGGTGGTGTCTGAGCACAAAACCGCCTTTGCCCAGTATATCCGCAAGGGTAAGGATGACGGGCTGGCCGAACTGGAGCAGAAAGCCATGCAGACCGTCAGCGATCCCGATGGCGGTTATGCCGTGCCCGAAGAGCTGGACCGCAATATCATCAGCGTCCTGAAAGATGAAGTGGTGATGCGGGCAGAATGCAACGTGGTGTCCGTGAGTAACCCCAACTTTAAGCGGCTGGTGAATCAGGGCGGCACCAACAGCGGCTGGGTCGGCGAAACGGACGAACGCCCGGAAACCCAAACGGCCAAACTGGCACCCATCGAACCGGTCTGGGGCGAAATCTACGCCAACCCTGCCGCCACCCAGACCATGCTGGACGATGCCTTCTTTGATGTGGAAGCCTTTATCACGGCGGAGCTGGCACAGGAATTTGCGGAACAGGAAGAAGATGCCTTTACCCACGGCGACGGGGTTAAAAAGCCGAAGGGATTACTGGCCTACGGCAGTGATGCCCTGACCGACAAGGATCGCAAGTGGGGCACCTTGCAGCACCTGCTGCTGAAAAAGCCGACCGAAGTGACAGCGGACGAAATCATGCAGCTGATCTACACCCTGCGCAAGCCGTACCGCAACGGGGCGAAGTTCATGATGAACAACAAGATGCTGTTCACTGTACGTACTCTGAAAGACAGCCAGGGCAACTACCTGTGGCAGCCGGGCTTGCAGTTGGGTCAGCCTTCCGCGTTGCTGGGCTACGGCATTGCGGAAAATGAGCAGTTTGCTGATTTGGGCGCGGATGCCGTGCCGGTAGCCTTCGGTAACTTCAAGCGTTGCTACACCATTCTGGATCGTATGGGCGTACGCATATTGCGTGACCCGTACACCCACAAGCCGTTCATCCACTTTTACACCACCAAACGCGTGGGGTCTTTGTTGGTGGACAGCAACGCGGTGAAACTGCTGAAAGCGGCAGGCGGTAAGTAATTATCAGGCGGCCACCGTGCCGCCTTTTTACCGGGGGAAACATGTCATTACCCACAATCGAAGAACTGAGGTTGCAGTGCCGGATTGATGAAACGCAGGACGATGAACTGTTATTGACCTACCTGACTGTCGCGACAGAAAAGGCCGAGAACTACCTGAACCGCAAGTTGTATGACGAGAAAGTACCTGATGATGATCCTGACGGCATGCTAATCACCCCGTTAATTAAGCTGGCGCTGATGCTGGCGGTGGGTTTTTGGTATGAGCACCGTGAACCTAATGTATTAGCGAGTGGCTTTAAGGAGCTGCTTAATGATTACCGAATCAGGCCGGTAGGAGGTCAACATGCAGGCGGGACGGCTTCGTAATCGCATCACACTACAGAACTTTACCCCGATCAAATTGCCTTCCGGTCAGCGAATGGAGGAATGGCAAGATAAGGCCACGGTCTGGGCGGAAGTGAAACACATCAGCGGGCGGGAATTACTCGCCTCCGGGGCAGCATTGTCCGAAGCCACCGTACGTATCTGGCTGCGCTACCGGATGGATGTCACCAGTGCTTCCCGTATAGTATTCAAGGGGCAGGTGTACGATATTCAGGCCGTCATTCCTGATGGGAAATGTACCCAACTTGAACTGCTGTGCAAGCAGGGGGTGAGATCATGATTGTTACCGATCTGGACTTCTCCGGATTACAGGAGATTGCGCGGGATTTGGAAATACTGAGCAAGGCCGAAAATAACAAGGTATTGCGGCAGGCCACTTATGCCGCCGCCTCGGTATTGCGGGATGAGGCCAGAGTGAAAGCGCCGAAACGCACGGGTAAACTGAGCCGAAACATTGTGGCGTCCAACCGCAAGAGCCGCAACGGTGACGTGTTGGCGGGGGTGTATGTCCGGGGATCGAATGCCAACGGCACGAACAGCGACCCCAAAATGAAGAAGAACGACCCGCGTAACGCGTACTACTGGCGTTTTCTGGAGTACGGCACGTCAAAGCTGGCTCCGAGGCCGTTTGCACGCCCGGCCTTTGATGCCAAATCCGATGAGGCGGCAAAGTTTGCCCTGAAACGGCTGAATCAGGCCATTGATGAGGTGCTGTCGAAATGACCGAGGCGGATATTTTCCCCTTACTGGCGCCCGTGCTGCCCGATCAGGTCTTTCCCTATGTCGCGCCGCAATCAGCGCCGCCGATTTCCCCGCCGTGGTGTGTCTTTTCACTCTACAGCATCGATCAGGATGTGTTGAACGGGCAGGCTGGACAACTGAACACCCTGCAAATTGATGTCTATGCACTGACCATTGATGCAGCGCGGATGATACGGGGTAAGGCAAGGTTCGCGCTTGCCGGACTTAAACCGACCCAACTGAGCGAAACCCACAGCTACGAGTCTGACACGGGGCTGTACCGCGCCACACTGGAATGCCAAATCTGGCAGTAACAAACCCTTTTCCCCTGACCGTCTGCGGACGGTTTTTTTATTTCTGGAGAATCTCCCATGAGCAGTAAGTACGAAAAAGCCCAGGGCACGAAAGTCAGCATTTCGGCCACGGCGGCAAAAGAAGCGAACCCGGTCACGGCCGTCTGGCAGGATATTGACTGCACCACGAAAGAGGTCAGCTACACCGGCGGCCAGAAAAGTGACATTGAGGTCACCACCCTGTGCTCCACCGAGCAGGAGATGACCAACGGTCTCGCGGCACCGGGCGAAATTACCCTGTCCGGTAACTGGTCAGCCGACGAAGCCGGGCAGAACACCCTGCGCAACGCCTACGACACCGATGAACTCCATGCGTTTAAGGTGCAGTTCCCGACCGGCAACGGCTACGCCTTTTTAGCCGAAGTGCGCCAGAACTCATGGAGCGTGTCGGCCAGTGGACTGGTCACTGCTTCTTTTACCCTGCGACTGAAAGGCAAGCCCGCTCCCCTCAAGCAAGCGGCTACGTTAACTAAAGACACGTCACAAGGATAAATCCCATGGCAAAGGCAAAGAAAGATTTACGGTCTCTGGCACTGGCACCCGGCGCGGGATTTCGCAGTAAAACCGTCACCGTACCGGAATGGGGCGATGTTGCCGTGATCTTGCGTGAACCCTCTGCGGGGGCGTGGGCACTCTGGCAGGAAATCTTGTCACCGCAAGAAAGTGAGGAAGAGAAAGCCCTCTCAGTGGCTGAGAAGACCCGACGGAATGTCCGTGGGGATGTGGTGCTATTTATCGATGTACTGAGGGATGAAGACGGTGAACCGGTATTTTCTCCTGACGATGACGACACCGTGGCGGGGATTTACGGTCCCGTGCATGCCCGGTTGCTGCATCAGGCGCTGGATCTCATGACCTCACAGGCCGACGCGGAAAAAAAGTCAAAGAGCCCCTGACCTTCTTCATGATGACGCTGGCATTGCGGCTCGGCAAAACCCTGCATGAACTGCAACGGGACCTGAGCGCCAGTGAACTCCTGTGCTGGATGGCCTACGACCGGCGCAGTCCCCTCAGTGACCGCCGTGGTGACATTCAGGCCGCCCAGATAGCCTCAGCGGTTTATCAGTCGCAGGGCGGCAAGGTCAAACTGGAAGACGCCCTGCTGCAATGGGGTGCCGATCCCCAACCGGATGATCAGGCGTTCTCGGGTCTGGAAGGTTTCCTGTCTAACTTATCGTGAGTCATTGCTATGGCAAAACTGCGTGAACTGATTATTAAAATCTCGGCAAATTCGGCCTCCTTTCAGTCAGAAATTGCCCGCGCCTCTCGGATGGGGGCAGATTATTACCGGACGATGGAAAAGGGCGGACGTCAGGCGGCGTCTGCCAGCCGTAACAGCCAGCAGGCGATGCGGGAACTGAACGGACAACTGGCCTCCGTGCGGGACACGGCAAAAGGCATGGCGGGGGCGTTTGCCGGGATGTTTGCGACCGGACGTCTCATCAGTATGGCGGACAGTTACAACTCCCTGAATGCCCGTATCAAGCTGGCGACGACATCAACAGAGGATTTCAAAAACGCCCAGCAAGGGTTGCTGCGGATTAGTCAGTATACCGGCTCGACCTTTGAATCCAATGCCAGCCTGTTTACCCGCGTCTCCAGCTCTTTGCGGGAATACGGCTATTCGACAAAAGATATTCTGTCCCTGACCGACTCCTTGGCCACTGGGCTGCAAGTGTCCGGGGCGTCCGCCGAAGAAACCGCCTCCCTTATCACCCAGTTATCACAGGCGTTAGGGCGTGGCGTACTCCGGGGGCAGGACTTTAACTCGGTCGCCCAATCGGGGCAGCGGATCATGAAAGCCCTGTCTGATGGGCTGGGGGTCGCACAGAAAGACCTGAAACAACTGGCGGATGCCGGGGAACTGACCACGCCGAAGATTGTTCCGGCATTAGTCAGTCAGTTGGAAACCCTGCATAAAGAATTTGATTCGATGCCGAACAGTGTCAGCGCCGCCTCAACCCGGGTGATGAATGCCTTTCAGCAGTGGGTCGGGGAAGCCAACCAGACAACATCGGCCACGGCAACCTTGTCCGGCGTACTGGATGGGGTAGCGAAAAACATAGATACCGTTGCGGCGGCGGGCGCGATACTGGTGGCTGTCGGTGCCGCCCGTTTCTTTGGCGGGATGATGTCCGGGGCAAAGACAGCCACGGGGCGGATCCTGGAAACTCGCCTCGCGGAGGTGGCACTCGCGGAGGCGCAGGTCAGGGGGACACAGATTTCCACCGCACGGGCACGGGCAGCGGTCTACCGGGCACAACAGGCACTGGTGGCCGCAAAAGGCACCGACAAACAAACGCAGGCAGAAGAACGCCTGTCCCGAACACAGGCAAACCTGAAACGCAATACTGATGCCCGGACAGCGGCACAGAATCGGCTGAACAGCGTGACCTCAGTCGGCTCCCGGATGGTGGGCGGCATGTTGGGGCTGGTGGGTGGCATTCCCGGCTTGGTCATGCTGGGGGCGATGGCATGGTATACCTCATACCAGAATACGGTGCAGGCGAGACAGGCCGCGCAGGAGTATGCCCGTACTATCAGCGAAATTCCGGAAAAAATCCCCAAAATGAATCTGGAGGAAGCCGCAAACAATGAAAAGGAAGCCAGAAATGCACTGAGTGAACAGAATCGCCTTATTGATGAGCAGGCTAAGCGAATTAACACATTAAAATCGCGGATAGAAGACCTGAATAAATCCCGTAATGACCCCGCCAACCTGCGCTACCGCAGTGAAGCCCATCTTGCTCAGGTATTGGAAAAGGCGACCGGCGATCTCGCGGTTGAACAATCCCGCTTAAACACCTTACAGGGGAAGGCGGCAGAAGTTAAACAAGTCCTGACGTTGGTTGAACAACACCGGATTGGTTTAATTCATCAGGAAAAAGAAAAGCAGGATGCCGTGCGCCACTCCCTGTTGATGATGAACGGGGAGTACAGTGAATTCAACCGTCTGATGACACTGGGCAACAGGTTGCTTGAAGAGCGTAACCTGCAAAATATCACTGCCCCCGTGACGCTCCTGAACGACAGACAGAATCAAATGCTGGAGAAAGCTGCGCGTGATCGTGAACTTTCCACGCTGCAAGGTGAAGCTAAAATCAGAAGGCAGGCGGAATTTGCCGCAGACGATGAAGGATTAAAGAAGGAACCGCAATACCAATCAGCCAGACAGCAATACATCAATGATTCGGTCGCGGTATATCAAAACGGGGAAAAAGCCAGAGAGGCGCAGGCTGCCGCCTCAAAAGCGACCAGTGAAGCGGCAAAGTCCGCGCGTGAGGCCGCCAGCGCACAGGAAAGCTACCGAAATAAAGTGGCTGACCTGAACCGGGAAATTCAGGTCGAACAGGTGCGTATGAAAGACGGTGAGACGGCGGCGACGCTCTTCGCCGCTTCAATGGAAATCAGCGCAAAATACACCGGGAAGCAACGTGAGGAACTGATCCAGCTCAGTAGAGCCAGTATTCTTGCCAAACAACGCACCCAAGATTTACAGGATGCCATCGAATCCGACCCCTATCGTAAAGCCTCTCACGCCCGCAAGGAAGCCGAAGAACAACTCCAGCGACAGATTACCGCCAAGGATATCCAGAGCGCCGAGGAGTCAGCGCGGCGCAAGCAGGAAATTAACCTTAATTACCTGAATGCCGTTGCCGAGGCCAATCAGCGCTATGCCGTATCTCCCAGCGCCGAATTAGTCGGCAATGTTGATCCCCAGCAAGATATCCAGAATCAATTGGAAAAACGGAAGGCATTAGTTCAAACCTACGCCACCGAAGGCCTCATCACCGAACAGCGAAAAAATGAGTTAATTATTGCCGCTGATAATGAAACTAATGAGCGCCGTTATGAGGCAGCGATGCAACTGTATGCCAGTCAGGGACGAATACAGAAAATGACGGTAGATTTGTTTTCTACCACAAAAGAACGCATGACCAACATGTTAACGGGGATGTTGACCGGCACCCAGTCATTCAAGGACGGCATGATCGGCCTGTTTTCCTCCCTCACACAAAGCATTATCCAGAACCTGATGGATATGACAGCGGAAGCTATTCTGACCAGCAATACCTTGAAAACCATCATGGGCGTGGCGGGCGGGTTTTTCGGTGGCGCGGGTGGCGGAGGGACAACGCTCGCTAATGGTCAGGCTGTGCCCATGTTGCCCCAGAACATCTCAGTCAATGCCAAAGGCGGTGTCTATGATTCACCGAGTCTCAGCGCCTACAGCGGGCAGGTAGTCAGCACGCCCACCTTCTTTGCCTTTGCTAAGGGCGCAGGGTTGATGGGGGAAGCGGGGCCGGAGGCCATTATGCCGCTTGCCAGAACCGGTAATGGCAATCTGGGCGTTAGGCTGGTTGGGGGTAATCTGCCATCATCAAATGGTGCACCCAATATTCAGGTCTATATCACGGACTCAGGCGGCAGAAGTCAGGCAGCAAACGGGGCAGACGCGGCATTCGGTGAGAATTTAGCGCAGGCATTTGCACAGGTCTATTACGCTGAACGGGATAAAGATCTGCGTCCGGGCGGGACGATTAACCGGGCAATCAGGGGGCGATAATGGAAACCTTTAACTGGAGTCCCCGAACGAGCACCTCTGCGACGGTGGACTTTAAAATCAGAAAAGCCGCGTTTGGCGATGGTTACACGCAAGTGTCGGGGGAGGGCATTCATCCCCGTAGTCAAAAATGGGCGCTGGATTTTGTCGGTAATGAAAAATACATCCGGGCGATCTTGGAATTTTTAGATCGCCATCAAGGGCATAAGTCTTTTATCTGGAAGCCACCGCTTTCTGACACCGGGTTGTATCGCTGCGAAGGTTATAAGACCAGCGCACTGGGTGGCAAAAACTACTCGCTGTCTGCTGAATTTGTTCAGGCTTATCACGCTTAGGAGAAAATGATGATCAGTGCTGATGTACAGAAACTGGAGCCGGGTAATGTTATCCGGCTCTATGAGGTCGACGGAACGGCATTCGGTGCGGATACTCTGCGGTTCCATGCCTACGGGATACCGCATACCCCTGCCGAGATTGAGGAAGCAAAACGTGATCCCGACAAGTTCAAGCCGAAGTCTGTCTGGTGGCAAGGTGAAGAATATGGGGCGTGGCCTGTCAAGATTGAAGGACTGGATATGTCCAGCGACGGACAGTCTGCACGGCCTAAATTGAAGGTCGCTAATCTGGATGGCCTGATTACCGCTTTGTGTTTGCGTTTTGAGGACATGGTGCAGGCCAAAGTGACCGTTCATGATACCTTTGTTCATTATCTGGATGCGGTGAATTTCCCCGAAGGCAATCCGACCACCGATCCCGAACAGGAACGTAAGCAGGTTTTCTATGTTGACCGCAAGGAGTCTGAAACCGATGAAATGGTCACCTTTGAGCTTGCCAGCCCGGCAGATTTGGAAGGGCTTAAAATCCCGACCCGGCAGATACACAGCGTATGTACGTGGTGCTCGCGGGGCTGGTATCGCACGGGCAAGGGTTGTGATTATGCCGGGAGTCGTTATTTCGATGAAAACGATAATCCGGTCGATGACCCCAGTAAAGATAAATGCCCCGGGCGACTCAAATCGTGCAAGTTGCGATTCGGTGAAGATGAACCTTTGCCGTTCGGGGGGTTTCCCGGTGCTGCATTGATTAGGCGGTGACTATGCGTGACAGTACGCTACAAGCGATATTCGAACACACAAAGGCTGAATACCCCAAAGAGGCCTGCGGGGTGATTGCCCAAAAAAGTCGGGTAGAAAAATATTTTCCCTGCCGAAACTTAGCGCCTGACCCTTCCGAGCAGTTTCATCTTGATCCGCTTGGTTATGCTGCCGCTGACGAATGGGGCGCGATAACTGCCATTGTCCATAGCCACCCTGACGCAACAACGCAGCCCAGTGAACTGGATGCTGCTCAATGTGATGCCACCGAATTACCGTGGCATATCGTGAGCTGGCCGGAAGGGGATTTGAGGACAATTTATCCGCGTGGTGAGCTGCCCTTAACAGGCAGGCCTTTTGTTCTCGGTATTTATGATTGCTGGGGGCTAATCATGAGTTACTACCGTCAGGAACATGCTATTGAATTGCCCGATTACCGTGTTGACTATCCTTGGTGGGAACAGGGCGAAAACCGGTATATGGACAACTGGCAGGCCTGTGGCTTTGGTGAGTTCAGTGACACCCCCCAGATTGGCGACGTGGTGATTATGCAGGTTCAGGCGGATGTACCTAATCACGCCGGAGTCTTGCTGGCGGGTAATTTCTTGCTGCATCATCTTTATGGGCAGTTAAGCCAGAAAGTGCCGTATGGTGGGTACTGGAAAGACAGAACAGTGAAGATTTTGCGTCACAAAAATTTATTCTGAGAAACAAGTATTTCATTTTCGGTGCTATGATTTGGTTTTCTGGAACACTGGAGAGTGGAATGAAGAGAATTATTTTTGTCCTATGCTTATTAGTCTTAACTGGATGCTCAAGTATTCAAGATATGAGAAAACGAGATGTTGATCAGGCGTTTTCATCAAATAAAACTACAAAAAATATCGCTGAATGTATCTTATTTGGCTGGCAAGAAAAATCGCCAATGTGGGGCAGTGTTCATATTCAACCATATGGTAGTGGTTACACAATATATTCAGAAGGTCAACTTGAAGTAGCTGATATAATAAATAAGGATAATAGGACTAAAATAAATTTCTATTATCAAGGTGGATTGTTTGGTTCCAGAACGGCTCACAGAGTGGAAAAAATAAAGAATTGTATTTGAATTTAATCAAGCCCTCATTTGAGGGTTTTTTTATGAGGTAATTATGGCTTACATCGATATACCGATGCGAACGGTGCGTCTTCATGGTCCACTAATTTCTCGTTTTGGTAAAGAATTTAAATACAAAGCACGGGATGCCAGACATGCAATTAGTGCCATGCATTGCCTGTTGCCCGGTTTTGAAAAATATATGACGGAAGCACATAAAAAAGGGCTGACATTTGCCATTTTTGTTGGCGGCAGAAATATCGGGCAGGACGAAATTGATATGACAAAAGGCACGGAAACTATTCATCTCCTGCCAGTCATTATCGGAAGTAAGCGGGCTGGGTTGTTTCAAACTATTTTAGGTGTTGCCTTGATTGCCGTCGCTATGTTCGTACCCGGTGGTCAGGTTGGCTTAGGTGTGTTTGGGGCTGGTGGTTTAGCTGGTGGGATGGCGATGGTTGGTGCATCAATGGCGCTCGGTGGTGTTGTCCAGATGCTTTCTCCCCAAATGTCTGGACTGCGAATGCGTGAATCACCGGACAATAAACCCTCTTACGCCTTTGGTGGTCCGGTAAATACGACCGCACAAGGGAACCCAGTTCCTGTTCTGTACGGGACGCGTGAAATCGGCGGGGCGATTATCTCGGCGGGTGTCTATACCGAAGACCAGCAATAACCGCTATTATTTTTCAACCGGGTCGCTCAGGCGGCCCTTTTTTATGGGTGAACTATGGGACATCATCTTATTCAAGGCAGCAAGGGTGGCGGCGGGGGTGGATATACCCCCGTAGAGTCACCAGACAGCATTCAATCCATTGCAAAGGCTAAAGTGTTATTGGCATTGGGTGAAGGTGAATGGGGGAGTAATTTAGACGCTACGCATATTTATCTGAATGGCACTCCGCTGGCTAATCCCGATGGAGAAATGAATTTCACGGGGGCTAAATGGGAATATCGGGCCGGCACTCAATCTCAGGAATACATCAAGGGATTGCCTGTGGCGGAAAACGAAATCCGGCTAGGGGTTGAATTAAAGAGTGGTACGCCGTGGATACGTTCCGTTTCCAATACTAAATTGTCTGCGGTACGTTTGCGTTTGGGTTGGCCTGTATTACAACAGCAACATGATAACGGGGATATTACCGGTTACCGGGTGGATTACGCGATTGATCTGGCGACGGATGGCGGCGCTTATAAGGAAGTACTGAAAGCCGTAGTGGATGATAAAACCACAACTTTATATGAACGTAGTCACCGCATTGATTTACCAACAGCCTCGACAGGATGGCAGATTCGGGTCAGAAAATTAACGCCGGATACTAAAAATAGTCGCATCGCAGACAAGATGAATATCATGGCTTTTACCGAGGTCATTGATGCGAAATTACGTTACCCCAATACTGCGCTGCTCTATGTCGAGTTCGATGCTCAGCAATTTCCCAATATTCCCCAGATATCCTGCAAGCCACAGGGCAGAATTATCCGCGTACCGGATAACTATGATCCTGTTTCCCGCACTTATTCGGGGATTTGGTCGGGTCAATTTAAATGGGCGCATTCTGACAACCCCGCTTGGGTATTTTACGACATTATTGTGTCAGAGATGTTTGGGCTGGGAAACCGCATCAATTCAACACAAATTAATGAAGCGGAACTGTACCGCATCGCTCAGTATTGCGATCAGCCCGTCCCTGATGGTAAAGGCGGGAGCGGTACGGAGCCTCGCTTCACCTGTAATGTGTATATCCAGTCTCGTGAGGAAGCGTGGACGGTATTAGCCGATTTAGCCGCTATCTTCCGTGGCACGACCTACTGGGGTGCGAATGAGTTTGTCACGCTGGCGGATATGCCGGCGGATGTCTCTTACATCTTCAACCAGTCCAATGTGATTGGGGGGGATTTTTCATACAGCGCTGCCAGTGTGCGTACCCGTTATAGCGTCGCTATGGTGAGCTGGTCAGATCCTGATAATCATTATGCTGATACCCTTGAAGCGATCTCTGATGACGAGCTGGTACGTCGTTATGACATCAATCAGACGGAACTCACGGCCATTGGCTGTACCCGCCAAAGTGAAGCGCAGCGGCGCGGACGTTGGGCATTGCTCACCAACGCGCGTGACAGTGTGGTGTCATTCAAGGTCGGGCTGGAGGGACAGATCCCACTGCCCGGTCACATTATTGGCGTGGCACACAAGAATCGCGCAGGCCGGGTGATTGGCGGGCGTATCAGCGCCGTATCAGAACGTAACATCACACTGGATCGCAAACCAGAAGCCAAGGCAGGCGACAGGCTGCTGGTCAATCTTCCCTCGGGTGTGTCACAGGGGCGAACCATACAGGCGATTAATGGCAGTATCGTGACTGTCACAACGGCTTACAGTGAAATACCGAGAGCGGAAGCAGGCTGGGCAATTGATGCCAATGATTTGTTTATTCAGCAATACCGTGTGACCAGTATCCGGGACAGCGGAGACGGCACTTTTGAAATCAGTGCGGTTTACCATGATCCCGATAAGTATGACCATATCGACACCGGTGCCCGAATAGACGAGCGTCCGATTTCCGTTATTCCTCCCGGCGTTCAACTGCCACCGAAAAATGTCGGTATCAGCAGTTATTCCGTGGTGAATCAGGGGATTGCCGTCACCACATTGCGGGTGACATGGGAAGCGACTGCCAGT